CGATGCGGCAGTTAATTGGGTGTCTATTGATGACGATATTAAATTCAAATGCAATATCGAGAAACTACCTACGTGGAGATCCCAAACTCAATCGGGATACTTACGTTTGGTGTGGGAGTTCAAGAACCCTATCCCCATAGAACCTGAGCTGTTTGACACATTCATGTCAAACATGCTGCACTCTTTACAACTCAACAAATTATTCGCTGGTTTCGATAGCTCATCACTTCGGGCCAATCAGTATTTTGAGTTGGGGGAGGATTGGGTTAGGACTGCTGACCCTATCGAGGATAGTATTGTTCAAGCAGCTCTGGCCAAGTCAGTAGCTGACAAACCTCCCCAGTCTGCTGATACCTCGATTCCTATCAACATCGTAGCCGAAGAAATTGAATCCCGATTCCCGAACCGTTGGGTCGGGGACTTTGAGATCGGATCTCGTGGGCCACTATTTTGGATTGATGACGGAATCAACAGGGACGGGTGTCAGGTGGTAGAGGATGGGATTGTCTGCTACAGCGACCGTGCTGGTAAAGGTTTCATGTCGTGGCGCGACATATTTGGGGCAGGATTTGTAAAGGACTACGAAGAAAAGAAGCTGTCGGGATTACTCGACGAATACTGGTTCAATGGCCGTAGTTTCTTTAAGGTGTTGTATAACAGCGCGGTGTCTATACCACGAGACCAGCTCATTTTAGAGCTACGGCAAGCAGGGTTCACAGCCAAGCCCCGCAAGAACCAACCATTGTCAGAAGTCGAAGCTGCTATATTGACCGTAAGCAATCAGAACAGGATCGACGAGATTGCACCTGTTGTGTTCTCAGGAGATCGAGTGGTGAGCTATAACGGGCACAGAATACTGAACTGTGCGAATATTGATCCTGTTCAACCTGATGCGGACGGGGATAGGTCTAAGTGGCCGTTCTTAAATAAGTGGCTGAATCAACTGTTTGTGGACAGTGGGACAAGCCCTGCTCTGGACTACTTCTATTCTTGGCTGAAGAGATTCTACATGTCCGTGCTGCAAAGAGAGTTTGTTCAAGGTCAGGCTTTGCTATTGGTGGGGCCGACCAACAAAGGCAAGTCTCTCCTGTCGAACAGGGTCATCAGTGGTCTGGTCGGAGGGTATGCGGACGCCTCAGATTACCTGTCAGGTCAGACTCGATTCAACAAAGACCTTGGCCGTGTAGCTGCGTGGGTGATTGACGATACGACATCAGCAGCATCTTTTCAGGATCAACGCAAAGCTACAGAGTTGATCAAGAGGGCGGTGGCTAATCCAAGAGTTGAGTATCAAGCTAAGTATGCAGATGCTATGAGCATTCCATGGACTGGACGAGTCGTGATGTCTCTTAACATGGACATCAATAGCTTGTCTGTGATCCCGTCACTCGATAGCAGCAACAGGGACAAGCTCATGGCGTTGCGAATATCAGACAAGGCCACTAGCGACTTCCCTAGTAATGCTATTCTAGAGAAGACTATTGAGGATGAACTTCCTTTCTTTGCGAAGTTCTTAACAGACTGGGTAATCCCCCACGCCGTTGAAGATGTAGGCCGGTTCGGGGTTCGCTCCTTTATCGACCGAAAGGTAGCCGACGCCGCTTACGACAACTCAAGCCGGAGCACAGTTGCTGAACTGGTGGAGTTCTTTGTTAAGAGGTGCCGAGAGATGAGCGATCAGATGTCACATTGGACGGGGACACTAACGGAGTTCCAAGTCGCCCTACACGATTTCAACAATGGGAGAAACGTAGGGATGTCCAACAACCTTGAATTTGTTCGGCGTGGTATGTCTACACTAGAGGAATCTAGCAAGAACAATGATCATGTTCGCCCCGTTGTATCAAAGGGAAGAGGAGGTGGGAAGATCTGGGAGATCAACCTTTCTTCCGCTTACGATATTGATGTGATGACTCAAAAGAGTCAGGACGCCGTAGCTGTTTGATTGCAAGATGAAATCCGTTGCTTAGATACTTAAACCCTTCGCTATCACAGTCTCCTTTTTCTTTATAGTTTTTTGGTCGTGTTACATGATAAGCACTCGCCCATCCAAGTAACCAAACCCGAGTTAGATCCTTATGGACTCGTGTGAAAAAATACACGTCGGCTTTTAGCTCTTTGTTCTCTGAGTTTACGCTCGCAATATAATGGAGCTGAGGGCGTGTGGTGCAGGTCTTTGACTTTACGTCCACCTTGTTACCCTTAAAAAGGTAGTCGTGCGTGTAGCACTGTTCACCTACATGTTCCGCCTCTTCGATGTATTTTCCAAAAGCTACTTCGCCAAGAAAACCAGTCATACGACCTGCCCCTCTTGTAAACGAATTAGGGGGAATACCCAAAGATTGCGACCGGCGAAAAGCTTCTGCTACATCATCTTTATTAGGATGAAACAGGACAAACCTATTTTTAAGTTGTCTGAATTGGCTCATTTTTTACGCGCTCGCCGCATAGCCGAAGCTCGTGAACGGCGGCGCGAGGGCTTACTAGCTCTTCGTAAAGACCCACCCCTGTATGCTCTTGTTTTTTCTGCAATTCGTTTAGGTTGTTTTACGAACTGCTTTCCTTTTTTAGTCCCTGCACGTTTAGCTCGTGTGGTTGCTGCATACTCAGCAGGGGACAATGCTTCGATTGCTGCTTCGGGCAAATACCTTTCTCCCGTCTCACTAGACTTCTTGCCGCTTTTAGTGCGCCACTTCTGTTTAGTCCAACGCTCTAAAGATTTCTGTGAAGCTGCTTTAGCCATTAGTATTTGCTTCTTTTCTTTAGGATCTTAGCAGCTCTTTTCTCAGAGGGTTTGCTGTGGCTAAAACCTTTTTTCTTCATGGCAAGGTGGTCTTCAAAGGTATTAGCTTTGTATCCTTTGCCAGACTTATCATACATCATATGAGGTTTAAATTTTTTGGGTGATTTCATAATAGTTGTTAGTGATTAGTTTCGATATCCGCCGCCCGCTTTTTTATAGCGCGATGCGAGCAACTGAGCTTTTCTGGCTGACCATTGTCCCGGCCTCCCGCCTTTGGAACCGGCCTTAATGCGCTGGAACATACGCTTCCGCATAGCAGGCTTGGTATAGTTACCCGCTTCGTTTACACGAGATTTAGATTTTTTCTTAGGCATTATACTTTAAATCGTTTGCAGAATCTCTCCCATGCTGGAAAGAACAGCTCTTCAATACATACTACCAGACTTTCCTCCTCGAAGGAATCCAATCTATCGAGGCCGCTAAAGGCGAGGGAAGCATGGAGCATTTCGTGTCGAATTGTTGATTTTACGTCTGCGGGTTTGAGGGACGAATCGATTACTATCGTCTTACGTTCGTGGGAGTAGTAACCATAATATCCATTTGAACGATTATTCTCATCGCTTAAATCTTCTTTAATAATTTTAACCGGAACTCCGGCTATGTGGATTGATTTGGGGAGAGTCATCCATCTGCAAATTTGTTTAAGGCCCTAGCGTAAACCCCAGCTAGTTTTCCTCGATTGTTGTTGATCATCATCCACTCTTCACAATTACTTCCAAAGAACGGTTCCGCAATGACCGCTATAGGTCGAACTTTGCGGAGAAAATATGAACCACGTTGCTTTGCGGCTCTAGGCTTCGCCCCTCTGGACTTCATATCAGGATATGCCTGCTGCATCTCTTCTTTCAGGGCGTAAGCCAACTTGCTGCCCCCTTTACTCGCATGCCAGTAGAGCCATTCGTGCCCCTCGGCTTGTGGAGTAGCCGAGTTGAAATGCAACTCAACTACCGCATCCACCTCATCGGCGATAAGTTTCTGAGCCAAATAATCAATAGCGCCGACATAGGTGGGGTCTTTATAGTCGTCGTAGATCACATAGTCCATAGTAAGGTTGGGCGCTATCCTGCGAACTAGATCGGAGTTAAACATAAACTCAGATATACTGTAGCCTGACTCCCGAGTCGTCATAGCTCCTTCATCTCCTTGCCGAGAATGCCCTACTGCCAAACCAATTTTCATTTTTTAAGTAGTCGATATAAGGATGCAACACCTACTGCAATGCCAACGATGAGAGATCCAACGCGCAGCCAATACTCAAATTGTTCCTGCATACTTGTAATCAACCCGATGACCGGAGCGGCCATCCCTACCAGAGAATCAAATAAACGTGTGTTAAAGATCATTCGCCTATGGTGCTAAGGGGGTCACGGTTGTAGAGCTTGTTCATTATCTGGTCTACCTCTTGCTCTAGCTCACCAATTTTTAAGTTTTGCCTAACGTCATCCGGCAACGAACCACTCCCCCATTTCCCAGCGGGCCAGTCCCGAACAAAGATCGCGTGCTTTTCAACATCCTTGGCGATCATTTGGATCTGGAAGTCGTTGTGTTGGACTTCACTTTGAAGATTACTAGCCCACCATACGATGGCCGCCGCTTGAACAGCTAGGCCAACCCCCAGTGAAACTAGAAACTTCGTGTCCATTATTTACCAATAATCATTGCACGACGATATGAATAATCACTGTGAAATCTGTGCGCGTCGCGTCCTACAAGAACCCCCTCTTTGAATTGATAAGACCTACCTTTAATGAGTGTTATCGTCGGGGGATCGTATAACGCGCTTGCGTTCGCGCTCGATGCGTTTGGCGACGCGCTCGATGAGCAGCTTGCTATGAGCATCGCCAATGGCAGCGAGGCCATCAAGCCTATCTTCGAGAGCGTCGAGATGTCTGTCTCTTCGCAGTCGCACATGTTCGACATAAGCCTGAAGGGCAGCGGTTAGTAATTTAAAGAAATGGCTCACTTACTCTTTGCCTTGCCCACATTTAGGGCGAGCCACGAAATAACAGACGAAGCGCGGGATACCCACTTATTGTCGCTTTCGTTCGGAGTCAATGTAGCGACAAGAGAAGCTACGGCGATTACACTTGCTGCAATTTGTAACAGGGTGTCTACGTGTTCTGTAATGTATTCGATCATATAATTAGGGGTTACATCATGTTGCTGGTGTATGCTCCCACACCAGAGGGGTCAAAACGGACGGCAGGCTTGGCAGCACCGCGATGGGCGTCGAGTTGTTCGTCAAGGATATTACGGCAAACACTCCAATGGTAGTTAGCTCTCTCAAGGTCAGCGTTCTCCTCAGCAATATTCCCGAGCATAGCATGCTTGATGGCATTAAGACTCGACATATGGACAATATCCGTAGGAGTAAGAAGTTGTTTAAACTTTCGCTTTAGTAAAAGTCGAATCGACATTGTTGTGCTTTTCCGATTGTCGATACGGTAACGACGGTAGCGAGTTATGCGATTCGCCTGTTGGATACCATCAGCCGCAACAAGTGTTTCAGACGACCCTGTTTCTTCCCAAATCAATTTAACCGGAGCTGTGAGTTCTGTGTCCCCCATCCTAATTTCACTGATGCTGGTAATGCTCGTCGTGTTGGTTGTAAGGCTGGCCTGTCCACCACAAGTAAACTGACCCCCCATAGATACTGTATGATCTGCGGTTGGTGAGGAAGTGCCCGTCCCATCAGAAAAAGTTACATGCACTTTTCCTGATGCGGGGAGCGTTGTGGCTGGGCTTATGGGTTGTAATTTTAAAGAATATGTTTTTCCATCCACAGGCTCCTCGACAGTGGGTGAGTAGCCGTCGTCCACAATACCGAAAGTAGCCAGCGTGTTCTCACCAGCACGGTCGTTTCGGCCCACGATGTTGTAATCATGGAACTGAGCCCTAATTTCTTGTGGGTAAGAATAATCTACACTGTCGCCAGTTGTGTCGAGCAAAGCCGCAATTACAGATTCTGCGTGGTCGGGGATCGTGAATGTCCCACTAGAAGTAGATACAACGTGCTCAAACAAAAGATCCCGCCACATCCCCATGTTGTAAAGGCGGGGTAGAGCGAGATTCAGTTCTTTTCTAAACTGTGGTTCACCTTCAGCGCCTTGTGCCGCAGGCGATCCGCACACAGATTGAAGGGCGTCAGTTACCCCTTGGACAGTCAACGTGGCCATACCTCACGCTACCAGAATAGGGGTTAAAGGTCAAGATTAGGCAAAAAACCCTGACTATGATATTAAGACTCTATTAAGACTCTATCCATAACAGTAGGGGACCAGACCACATCACTGGTGACATTTTGTGTAATTTTATTGTCCATAGATACTGACCCTAGTTTTACATGATATGTCCCTTCAGTAGACCCATCTTGTTCTGCTTCATCCCGCCTACCAGTAGTAGAAGTCCCCATGTCAACGGATGAAATTGCAAATGGATCTGGTTCTCCTATCTGAACCCAACAATTAGTAACTTCATTGAATTTCCCTTTCTCAAGGTCCACTTCCCAAACTAAGTAAACATCTCCATATGAGCTTAATTGATGGTAAGGATCTTCATTATTTTCCCCATGAACAAATGCCTTCATGGGCTTGCCATCTTTAGTGTCCACATTAGGGACTTGCTGCGTAATATTACCTATTTCTTCTTGGGCCGCCCCACTGCAATAGGTGATGGCATTAAGGCCACCGGACACTGTGACGTTGTGGCTGAGAACACCGCTTGAACTTCCTGAAGCGTCACTACTGGTTCCTTGATTACTGCTGTCGAGTGTCGTAACTCCTGAGTGTTTCAATACTCCTGCGGAGTCGGCCCCCAAAGATGACCCGTCAGTATTAACAGCGTTTGAGTGCCCAAGGACTCCGGTTGGTGCAGAGGATGACCCGTCAGAAACATTTTTAACACCTGAGTGTGAAAGTGTTTCTGCCCCCGCAGAGCCTGTTGTTTCAGGAGTAGCCGCCCCTGTAGTTACAGACCCATCCATAGAACCAGTAGACCCACTCCCCGAACCAGACCCACAAGATCCGCAACTGTGGGTGTGATCCGTTATATTGTGGATGTGGGCATGTGTATGTTGATGATTACTTGTTGTATGTGAAGAGTGAGAGTGGTCCGTGTGGTTTGAGTGAGAGTGATCAGCGTGGGGCGCGTGGGAGTGGTTCGCATGATCGTCCACCGTGACACTGACGCCGGAAGCGGTGCTGGTTTCAAACTGTAAGGTGATAACATCTACGCGCCAATGAAGTTCACCATACGCAACCTTCGCGCCCCCGTCCCCGTGCATCAAAGCAAATGCGTGAGGACGATGAAGCAGTTCCCCCGCTGCCCTTTCGTAGCTAGTTGCTGACCCTTCAGATGATCCTATCTGAGATCCCTCTGGAAACTCTGGATCAGGGATAGGGCCTAACTCAATAGGGGTCATGTATTAAGAAGGGTGGTGGACTTTGACTACCTCAAGTAAATAGCCGCCTCTAAATGGTTGCTGGGTAGCAGACCCATCAAAAGGGTCACTAAGGTTTCCCCAATCAGTCGGACTAGAAGCCTCACACCAAGGTTTAGGGAAAGCATATTCTCCCAATTTATGCACAGGATCGTTTGTGCCTATAAAATCAGTAAGGGTGATTGCTTCTGTAAGAACATTAGATACTCGCACGCTAAACTGAACCCCACTATACGAAGCACTAGATGTTTTAAATATGACTGGCTCAGGGGGAGTAAGAGGCTCTTTGCTCCACACTTGCAACACAGTCATCTTGGTGGCCCCGCTAAAGCCATCCTTACCTTCTTTATTTCGGACAGTTACCGTAGTGTTGCTACTGCCGTCTTTTTTATTAGCAGTGGTGAAAATCAAATCCCCAACAACAGCGGGCCATGTGAAGTTACGGTAGGTAGTATATTCGCGGATCTTCTTACCACCAGAGCCGTAAGTAGTGTGGGCCTCTGCATCTTGTGGGATTACATCTTGCAGAGTTACTTTCCACCAATCATGGCTTAATTGCTCTGCCTCGTGGTTAATGCCTGATGCGTCTAGTCCCCATACAGATTCATTTTCCCAAGCCGCAGTGCCTGCTGTTTCTTCTCCGGCTGTGTCGGTCCCTCCCCCGTGGGGTGCATTGTATTTCTCTCCTCTATAAATTAATTTCTCTACAGTTCGTAGAACTCCATCAGTAGCAGGGTCTAATTTTTGAGAAGAAATATCTACTCTTCTAAAATACGTCCGTTGTTCAACAACAAACAAACCATCAAGCTCTTGGTCGCCTATTCTTCGTAACTGACGAGTGTAAAGGATATAGTCGATAGAAGTATCAGTTTCATCGGGGGTGCCGCTGTTATCATATATGATAGCATTCTCTGCGGTAAATTGACTGGTGGGGTCAGGCATTACGTCCCCAGCTTCGTGACTGGTGTCTACGTCAGAAAATGAAGAGCGTAGAGTAACGTAAGTTCTTACTACCGTGTCGTATTTATTTCCCCCAATATCAGCTTGGCTGAACTCAAAGTTGTAATCGTCCTGCGAGGCTCTATCGGCTGCGTAGTAATACTCATACATCAGGCCATTCGCATCGGCCTGCTTGACGAAGCACAACTTATGGTTGGGGAAATTAACCGTGTCAGGATGCGCAGTCCCGTAGGCGGGCGGTGTCTTGCCCACTTTTTGCGCATCAACCGTCTCAAAAAACAGAAGGTCGGCTACCTTCGGCGAGACGAAAGAGAGGACCGATTGCCGCTGCGGGCTGGGTTGGTTCCTAGATACAGGCACCTGTCGAGTATATTCAAACAGGGCTGGATTTCAAGTGGTTAAGCGTGGTGCTTAACCCTATGAATCCTCCCCTTCAGGGGCTTCAACCGCTTCGAGCTGTGGTTCTTCGACCGCGATTTTAGCGGAGAGCCATGGTTCAGGTTACGGGGTGTCTACCTGAGAAGTCCAGTCGGGTCCTGCAAGCTCCGCTAGAATCTCTGCGTGGGTGTAGGTGTCCATGCCTTCAAAAGGCTCTGGTGTCTCGTTATCCCACTTGAGTATGGTCTTGGTGCCGTCCACCGATAGGCGGAGAGTAGCCTTGGAGTTTTCAATTGCATTGTCGATATAGATATTACCGACTACTGCCTGCTCCATCGTCTCTTCTCCGGTCTCTTCGTCGATGACAACCTGCTCTCCAGTTATGTCTCCGGCGTCAATGTCTGCGAGGGTCATTATAACCCATTTTCTATTTTCGTAACTCATGGTTAATAAGGGGTATCTAGTTGTATGTCTGATGCTGAGTCCATGTTGGTCATTACTGCTGCGCCTCCGACCTTCGTAAGGCTCAGTTTAGAAAACTCGACGAACTTACTCGCGCTGACATTGACAGCTTCAAGCCGTGTCGCAGCGTTCCCGCTGTATGCAAAGTAGAAGGTTTTTGAGCCGCTTCCTGATGCAAGAGACGTAGCAGATGTGCCGTCGTGGTAGCTCGGCGCAGCATCACTGTCGTCTGTCTGGAAATCAAAACTTAGTTTGTAAACGCATCCGGTTTCCATGTTTTCTGTGAGCGCGTGGGTGCCGCTGCCAGCCGTTAAAAATATTCTGCCTCCTTGATTCCATCCTCCTGTGGATGGATTCGTGAATCTTGCAGCGGTTCCGTTTGGATATGTTTTAACAGGGTCACTAAAGACATACCATCGACTGTCAATGTATAGGTCAGAGTCTGCTTTCATCAGCTCTAGACCGCTGTATTGCCCACGGATACGATTGAGAGAAATATTACTGATGCTCCCTGAAAAAGAAGAGTTCACAATGAAGAACAACGTATTGTTAGCTCCTGACTCAGTAACCGTGTGAACAACCTCATAGGTTCCAGTAGTTACGTTAGAAAGCGATAGGGAATTGTTGCCGTCACCAACTCGTCCGAAGAAATTACCAGTGCCATCGTTTTCAATGTCTACCGTTAAGCGGAACGTCTGTCCTACGGGGAGGGTAAACAAATATTGAGCAGTGGCTTGCTCTCCTCCTGTGCCCGCATAAGACAACGTAGTGCCATCCCAAGTCATGTTATTGAGAGACGCCCAGTCCGATGCGGCTGCATTAGTCGGGAACATCTCGTCTCCCTCAAACTCCAATCCCTGAAAGATAACATCGTTAGTGCCGTCAGCAGCAGGACTTGTCGCATCCCCCATGCGCCACCAGTGAAGCGCCTTGTCACTCAGGTCGTATGCTCCGTGGTTGCTAGAGATGTCTATCGGGCGGCCTCTGTTATAAAGAGCACGAATAGCTTCGTCGTCGAGTTCCTCATGGATGGAGAATTCGTCGATGCTTCCTTCAAAGTAAACATCACTGGCTCGACCTATACGAAGTCCTGAAGTGTAAGCGTTTGGTGAACCACTAGATACTGTAGAATTTACTGTTTGCTCCTCCGCGTCAATAAACAGACGCGCCTTTGTAATGTCTGCGTCAATAAGAACTACATAGTGATGCCAAAGTCCGTCATCTTGTTTTGCGTTCTCTTGAAAGTCGCGATAAGCAGTATTACCAAGGTAAATGAATGGGCGGTTGCCGGACAGATTTAAATGAAAGGCTCCTACGTTGGACGCTCCATGGTCAAACACGGGATTGTGCCCAGTGTCACTAGACTTGAGCCAGAAGCTGTAATAGCGCGTAGCTAAAGTGTCGTCTACTTGCGTCACCAAGTGGTCATCTGTCGTAAAGTTGATGCTCTTGGTGTTTGCCACCGCAGGCAGCGCATAGATTTGCTTGGGGGAATTTGTTTGGATTGTGGCTCCCGATATGGTGCCGGTGTGTCCGTTCAGCTTCTTAACCGAGAAGTTATCAATGTGCATGCTGCCCGAAGGATTAACGCCAACGAGCGTGTTAGCAGAACCTGCCAAAACTATTTCTGTGTAGGTGCCATTGGCGCTCCGCGCCGTGCCGTTGGTTCCGTTAAGGTATGCCTTTACGGTTCCTGACGAAAAATTTTCAATAGTAAATGTAACCTCATACGCCTCGCCGTCATCTAGGTCTATGTTTTGATAAGAAAGACCGCTGGAACCAGTTAGAACCAGCTTGCCTCCCGTGATTGCTGCGTTGGAGTCGGCGGTCCACCCAGAAGCACTTGAGAAATCTCCGTTGGTTATTAGCTCACTCCCCAGCCCCGGATTCGTTTGGTCAAAGAGCAGGTTATTCGTCCCGTCTGCCGCAGGGTTCGTGGCGTCCCCCATCTTGTAATACGCTTGGAGATTGTCCCTGTAAATGTCGTAGGCCCCAGTATTTGTGATTACAGGCGTGGGCTCCCCTGCGTTGTAGAGGGCCTTCACGGCGTCTCCATCTAATACGGTGTCCCAGATGGCAAATTCATCAACGTCTACATTCGCATAAAGATTATTAGCGGGTTGCGCTCCTATCGTGGTGGTAACAGTGCTTGAAGCCCCGTTATCAAACGTGTTGCTTGTAGTAGCTACAGATACCCCGTCAATGTAAAGCACTTGCGCGGACGACGTAGTAGTAAAGACAGCGTGATGCCAAAGATCATCATCAACAGCACCAGAAGAGGTAGTAGAAAGGATTGAGCTACTGTCTTTATAACCAGCCGTGAAAGTCCCATCGGTATTAACGATGAAGCGAAGGTTCGTAGCGTTGCCGTCTCTTGAATTAAAAAAGATTCTTTCAGCGCCACTGCTGGTGTCCCCGATTTTAAACCACATGGAGACCGTGACATTCGTGCCAGTGATAAGTTGGTCGCTTGGGCCTAAATCCAGAACATCGTCCGTCCCATCAAAAGACAGGCTCTTCAAGCTCGCTGCGCTGGGAAGATTCTTGCACTGCTTGGGGACGCTTTCGGTGACCTCTTTGACGCTCACGTTGTCAAAGTATCCATCAGTGCCCGCGTTTCCTGAGTTTTGCAGGGTGACGTGGAGCGTTGTGTTCGTTGCGGTAAATGTAACGTCTTGCGTTGAATCAGATGTTACGTCTCCAGAGTTGTAATATTGAATGCCTTGCAGGGAGTTTCCGAGCTTAAATTGCAAGTCGGCGGCAGTGCCTAATGAAAACAAAAGGTCTGCCGTTGCTCGATACGTTCTGCCGGTGACAACAGCTATTTGTTGGGTAGCAGAGCCGTGGTTTGAACCGCCGGGGTTGGACACTTTTAACTTACCATTAACAGATGTAATCGTTGCGCTGTCTCTTGCTGTCCAGTTTGTTGTGCTAGACTCAAACCCTCCATTAGCCACTAACTCAGTCCCCCCGTCCTCTTGAATCGCTGCGCCACTGATGGTGCCCACGTTCTGGACCTCGCGAATAGTCAGATTGGTCAGCTCAACAAACTTGTCCGCATCCAAGCCGCCAAAGCGGATAAATCCGGTTCCGGTCATGGTCAAAAAGACCGTCTTGCTCCCGCTACCCGCTGTGGTGTTGGTAAAAGCAGAGCCATTGTATAGCTGGGCGAAGAGATCGGAATCGTCCGTGTTTAAGTCAAAGGAAATTTTGAGGGTTGTTCCCGCTGCTGGAGTGCTTTGCAAAATGCTTGTGTTGAAATCTGCTGCCGCACCCTGATCGCTGCCGCCAGAGGTTGGGCGATCTACGCGCACTGTGGTCGTGTTCGGGAATGTTACATCATTTCCAGAGTATCCGCTCCAACTTCCCGTGCCAAACGGGTCAGTCTTTACCAGCTCTGAACCCAGACCACCATTCGGTCCTTGGTCAAACATCAGGTTCTCGTCCCCATCGCTCTTACCGTCCAGCTTGCCTTCCCCCATGCGATACCAGTGGGCAAGGTTTGGGTTAGTTCTTATTTTAGTCGGGCGTCCGTTATTATATAGGGCGTCAACTTCTCGTGCGGTAAGTGCGGAGCTAAAGACACTCACTTCATCAATGCTACCTTGGCTAAATGCCCCGTGCCCTTCGTCTTTTCCGATTCTAAATATTGCGCTTTGTGAATGCGCCGCTGCGGGAATCGTAGAATTAAAAGTAAGTGTTTGCTCAACCCCGTCTAGGTATCCTTTAAGCCGATTGGCGTTACCACTCGCAGAGCCATCAAACACCATCACAAGGTGAACCCAGTCAGTGCTTGCTAACGAAAATGCTCCATAATTCGCGCCCGCGGTAGCCACACTAAAGTAGACGTTAGAGTCGGTATTATAAAGTATTGAGGTTCGGACGTTTGAACTATTGTCGTAGGAAATACCAACCCTGTGCCCTGCGTCTGCTTTTTTAAACCAACCCGACAGGGTAAACGCTGACGCTCCGGCGAGTGTAGTAACCCCGCTCGCTGTGATTTCGTCGTCCGTCCCATCAAACTTGGTGGAAAAACGAGTTACGAATTTCCGAAAGCGTTTTGCTTTCTGGCTATTTCCCAATCCTAAATGCATTACGCAGCTTTGTAAGCTAGGACTTTGCCGCTAGAAAGTTGGAATCCGGTGATCTGGCCGAAGATAGAAGAACCTTCTGGGAAGACTACAGAACCTGACGCTACGGTGTCGCCGTCTAGTTCAGGCCATGTCAGTGAGGTGAACACTGTGTCTTCTAAGAAGAAAATAGAACAGAATTCACCCGTTACAGCAGTAGTCCCAGATTCAAAAGTTGCTCCGGCCTGCCCGAAGGATTGTTTTTCGATGTTGTTGGTTGCCATGATTGTTGGTTGTTAAATTATGCTTCAGTGAGGGTGTAGCGGTAGTCAACGATTGCTCTTAAAGTAACGACTGTGCTCGCACTATAGCTACTGGTTAGGTCTTTTTTAGTTGTGCCATCTAACTCAAACACAGTTCCAGTAGTGGCCCCATCAGCAGTTGTTTTTACAATAAATGAAGTCCCAGTAGTGGGGTCGTCTTGATCGGGGTTAGCAGATGCCTCCATTAGAAAAGTCCCTGCTGGTGTAATAGAAGAATCAAATGTTATTACGCCCGCTGATGTTACTGAGGCGACACCATGACTATTTAAATTGAACGCGGCTGTTTTTACAAAAACAACTCCTTCAGTCCCAACTGATATTAAGTTTGCAGTAGCAGGAGGAATTTTTATGTCATAGTTGTTATCACCATCTAAGGCGACCAACAAATGCCCCGTTGTGTTGATGTTCTTTATGAGCAGGAGACCTTCATGGGCAGTGCTCACATCACCCGCATCTAGAGCAGCCGCAGTTGCAGTTGCTCTGCTGCCCCCTGCCGAATAATTACTGCG